TCGTGCGGATCGACGGCATTTTCCAGACAGCGCATCACGAGCGCCGTGCCGACGGCGCCGCGGTGCTTGTCGAGCTGCGCTCCGTCGCCGGAAATCAGCACCGGCGCGAAGCCGACCTGCGGGGTCTGCTTGGCCCGCTCATCGAGAATCGCGGCCCGCACGGCCTTGAGGTCGGCGTGCTCGTAAAATCGCTTCCCATCGCGGACGCCGGCCAAAAGGCAAATCTCGTCGATCTCTTCGCGGAAGGCCCGCTGCCGCTCCTCGCGCTCCGTCAGCGCCCGCTGCGTGGCTTCGCCGACCAGCTTGGCCAGCGCCTCGGGGCTCAGCGGCGGCGGGTTGGGATTGGTATTGTCGCCGGCTTGCCGCGTGGCGCGGCGCTTGGCCTGGGCGTCTTTGCGGCGCTTGAAGTCGTCGAGCAGCCAGCGCTGCGCCTCGGCGTCGGAGGCGGTTTTGGGCATGCCTCGGGTAATCAGTTCGGCGCGAAGTTCGGGGTCCACGTGCAAGCCCTCTCTGGGTTCGAGCGATTTATTTGGAGATGCGGGTTTTGGCCCGCGGAGCGCGCCCGGGTCATAGCCGCGGAGCGTGGCCCGTTCGTCGGCGCCAATCGGCACCAGCGAGATCTCGCGCGGACGCCACTTCGTGACGACGTTCACCGGGCCGGCGAACGAACGGCCGTTGATCTTTTCCGTTCGACCCTTCGGTACGTGCCGGACCTGCTGATTTTCGTAGCCTAGCGAGACGTCGGTCACGTGTCCCTCGCGGACCTTCGTGAATTCGTCCTCGGCCGTCGATGAAAAGAACAGCCGGCCGTGCAGCTCGTCATTCTGCGTCGAGATCTGCCGGCCGCTGCCGAGCTGATCGTCGATCGACGAGCGGCTGTGCGAATTCAAAAACGGCAACTGCCCGCGCGCCGGCGCCTGCATGCCGCTCATCAGCAGCACCTCGGGGATCACTTCCCAGCGCTCGAAGTCGAACATCGGCACCGGCGCCTCGCTGGCGAACACGGCGCCCACCGAGCGGTCGGCCTCGTTCACTTCGGCAGCGCGCACGCTCAGCTCGCGAAAGTTGAGCGCTTCGCGCGTCTCGACGGTCGCGGCGCGAGCGCCCTCAAGCGGCCGAGGCGAGTTTGGGTTTCGCCGGCCGTTTCGCCGGCGGGTTTTGCGAGTCATCGTCTTCGCTTCCAGGTTTTTGCTTTGTAGGGGCGGCCGAAAGATCCTCGCCGTTCGCGCCGACCGTCTCCTGGTCGATCGTTTTTTCCGTTTCCGTGATTCCCAGGAACAGATCGACGAGCGGCGGCGGGATCTCGAGCCGCTCGCAGGTCTTCACGAATTCTGAAATCTGCCCGAGCACTTCGTGCCAGTCGCGCCCCAGCGCGGCCGCTTCCAACTGCGGACTCGATTGCATGTTTTGCACGCGCATCCGCGCGCTGGTCGCGTCTTGCACCGGGTTGATCGAGCGCTGGACGGGGCCTTGCCACGAACTGCGGAGAAAGTCCCGCGGCCGCTCGTTGAATTCGGCGGCCGAAACGATGCCGTCGAACCAGCCGGCCAGCACGCCGGCGCGGATCAGATCCTCGTAGATCGGTTGGCAGGCGCTGAAGGCGAACCAGGTCTGCAAGCCTTCGAGCTCGGGCCATGCGTCGTTGTCGGCCGACCGCTCGCTCGAAAAGCTGCTGTTGCGATAGTCGCCGGTGATCGTCGAACTCTTGACGCCCGGCATGCCGGCGGCGATCGAGCGCAGCATGTAGCCGATCCAGCGCTCGGCGTTGGCGTTCGGGCCCCCCGGCCGATCGACGGAAATCTTGCCATCGTGGCCCATGTTGAGCATCATTCCCGGTTGCATGGCGCTGATCGGATTGCCGTCGGCGTCGTTCAACTCCCAGTTTTCCGGCATCTGTACGCCCAGGCCCAGCGAACTGCCCGCGGTCGGCGGGTTGTACCAGAGGGTGACGCAACTGGCCAACGCCGCGGCCTTGAGCTCGGCATAGCTGTAATCGGCCGTGTCGCGCATGGTGAGCAGAAGCGGCGCGAACCAACTCACGCCGCGGAACTGATCGACGTCGTCGGAGACGTAGACGTGCCCGATCTCGCTGGCCAGGTAGCGATCGGCCTGCTGCACGGTCGCGAAGAGCATCGGGTCGTTGGGGTGGTGCCGCAGGATCCAATACGCGACGGGCAGGCCCTCGTTGTCGATTTCGATGCCGCGGAAAAGCCGGTTGTTCGGGGCCTGGTCGGCGCTGGCGAAGGTCAAATATTCGGCCAACCGCTCGGTGTGGATCAGTTGCAGCGCGAGCGGCACGGGCGACTGCCGGGCGAGCTGTTGCTTTTTCGTCAGCGGCTTTGGGTGCCACAGCAGGTCGCCCGAGAGTACGATCGAGCGCAGCATGATCTTCTGCATCTCGGCGAAGTGCTGGCCGCCTCGCGACGGCCGCCCCCGGTAGTCGAGCGAGTTGGCGCTCTCGCGCCACAGCAACTTGGCCCGCTGGCGGAACTTGTCGTGCGGCTTGCCGTTGGGCTTCGTGGCCGCGGGCTGCGGTTCGAGCCCGCTCTTTCCGAGGACCTTCGCCTCGAGCGTCCGCAACATTTTGCGGGCGTGCGGGTTGTTGCGGTAGAGGTCGTTGGCCTGCCAGCGCACGCGCTGCACCTGCAGCAACGGCACCGCGTTTTCGTTGATCCGGTTAGTCAGCCGGCCCTTCGTGTAACGATCGAGCTGGCCCGCGTCGTAGCCGCCGATGCCGTTCGAAAACGAGGAGATCTGGCTCATCGTCGCGCGGGCCTGCATCCGCGACGCGGCCCAGCGCGGCGCGACGATCCCGAGCAGCCGGTCGATGGCCATCCCGGCGCGATAGGCCGCGCCGGCCGTGAACTGTCGGCCCGCGACGCGCGCGGGGCGCCCGGCGGGCGCGGGAGTCGGCACGGCGAGACTGGTGCGGATCATGTTTGTGGCTACGAGGGCCGGACGATCATGCCGAGACTGGCCGCTTGGCCCTGGGTTTCGAGATTGGCTTCGCGCTGCAGCTCTTTCTCGATCTTGCGCAGATCGAGCAGATTGGCGCGTCGCAGCATGCGACCGCGGATGCCGTATTCCTGCGCGCCGCCCGTAATGATCGCGTCGATCTGCGCTCGCACGGCCGTCAAACGCTGCGCTGCGGTGCCCGAATAAGCCATGCTTCAATCGTTGCGCGCCGCGCGGGAAAGTGAATTGCCAGATTCGCCAGATTGGTAAATCTGGTACGAAAAAGTCGGAAAAAACAACTCCGTGGCTTCCTACCTTTTCCTGAGCTCGACGTCGCGGCGCTCGACGTGGACCGCTTCGGTCGGGTCGGTCGGCGTAACGAACGTGAAACTGCAGCGGTCGCACTTGCGGTATTGCTTGGCGCCGCGCGTCGCGTAGACCTTGCCCACGCCGTTGTTTTGACCTGAGTAGCAGAGCGGACACTGCCGGTGCTTGGGCACGATGCGCCGCTCGCCGTTCTCTCCGCCTCCCGCGACGGATGCGCGCTCGCTTCCGTCGCCCTCGTCGCCGTCATTCAATTCGATGCCGCCCGGGCCTCGCTTGGCCATGAGTTCACCTCGTCATTTGCTGGAAAATGCCCCGCCTGTTTTGCGACGGACCGGAGGTCCGTCCTAAACCCACGGTCGGCCGTCGGGCCGACCTTCGCCCGGATTGACGACGGCGTGGACCTTCGGCGCCGCGGCGCCGCCCGCGCGCAGCGGCAGCCGGCCGCCGCGCTCGTCGAGCACGATCTGCGCGGCGCAAAGCGCCATCCGCAGCGCGTCGCGGTAGTCGTTGGGCTCGTTCTCGTCGCGCTTCTTCCAGCGCCGCTTGATCTCGCCGCGGCGGTCGGTCGCTTCCGCGCCCATGCCGTTGAGCAACTGCCGGCAGAGATCGACGTCGCGGGCCGCTTCCGGCGGCAGTTCCAGCGCGCCGGGCTGGCCCGGCAGACGGTCCTCGAGTCGGGCCTGGATTTCCTCCTCCCAATAGTCCACGTTGACGTGGACGAGCGGTTGGCCAATCGCGCTTTTCGCCGCCGTGCGCGTGGGCTTACTGCCGCCCAGGCCCAGCATCGCGACTCGATACGACGCGTCGCCGGCGGCGTCCTGGCCTTTCGCCGGCAGCAGCCCGCGACGGTTGCGGCACAGCTCGTAGACGTGCTTCGTGTCGTAGCCGGAATCGATCAGCGAGAGCATCGCGAGGAAGGGATGTCCCTCGTCGGCCGCCGGCCATTGCCTGTACACGATCTCCGAAAAAATTTGCGGGTCGGCTTCGATCTCGCCCCACTCGACGAGCGCCGCGCGCTCGGCGGCGCCGAAGGCGCAAACCACGAACGGCATGAAACCGCCGGCCGCGGCCTGCTTGTCGATGCCGGCCACCAGATAACAGGCCCACTCGGGCACGCTGCCGCGGGCGTGGGCGCCTGCCAGGCGTTCGGCGAGCTGGTCGGCCGGCGCCGCGCTTCGGCCGGCCTCCCAGGTCTCGCCCTGCCATGAATTCACGAAACTGCGGCGGAGTTGCGGCTTTTTTTTAGTGCGCAGGTAGGCCTGCGCATAGTCGCCGAAGGAGAGAGAGAGCGCGTAGAGACTGCCGAGCTGGTACCCGGCGTGGGCGCCGTTGCGGCGCGGAGCGCCCGATAAAAAGCTTTCGGACGAGTCGGGCTCGCCGTCCATGCGCCGCTCGGCCGCCTTGATCGCTTTTTTGTCGTTCGCGCGGCAGCCCTCGGGGACCCACACGCCGCGGCGCATCATCCAGCCGCGGTATTCGTCGTCGAGTTTGGCGTGGCAGTGCGCGCAAACGTAGTGCGCGGTGCGAAACGCGACGTCGGGATCGCTGTGTCCGTCGTCGCCTTTTTCCCACTGCAGGCCGCCGTCGCGATCGCGGCCCAGTTCGAGCCGTTGGAACCGTTTACACTTCGGACAAGGGACAGCGTAGTGACAATTCGTGCTCGCGAGCCGGCCGGCTTCGACGCGCGAGCGTCCCTTGACGGTCGGCGTACCCTCGCGAATCGATTTGTGGGTCGGGTAATCCTTGTGCCGCTCCCCAAATAGCTCGAGCGGGTCGCCCTCCATGCTCGTCGAAGCCTGCTCCCACTTGTCAACCTCGTTGCCCAGTCCGTATTTGACGCCTTTGTCCGCCAGGGTCGACGGCGAACGCGCCCAGCCAACATAGATCCGGTTCGCCCGCAAGTCGATTCGGTCGGCCTTCCGGCGATGCTCGGGCTTGAGCTGCGGTCGCAACGGCTGGCACAGCTCGAGCATCGGATAGAGCCGCGTGTTGATTATTTCCTTGGCGAGTTTCTCTCGCGAGGACACGAACATCCCCGGGCCGGGCGCCGTCGCCGAGGCGTAGAGCAGGAACGAGAGCCCGAACACCGTTTTGCCCAACCGGGAAGCGAACTGCAGCCAGATCACGCGGACCAGGGGATCGTCGACGGCATCGCACGGGCCGCCCGGCGCGCCCAAGTGCGGATAGGCTTCGTGATCATAGGGCAGGCCGCCCGGCAGGTGGACGTGCTGACGCGCCCAATCGGTCATTCTCGTTCGGGGCCGCGGCGTGAAGAGTCGATAGGCAGATTCGAACATCGAAGTTCAGACGCCCTCGATCTTCGGTTTTTGGGCAGCTTCGGCGCGAGCGGTCGCGCGCGCGGCCGAGCGAGCCAATAGCGTCTCGGCATAGCTCAGCGCGGCGTCGGCCAGCTCGGCCGGATCGGCCGCGTCCTCCTGCGACGCCAGCCCGAGCAGCGCGCCCAGGATCGGCGCCGCCAGCATTTCCTCTCTCGTCAAGCCGCCGGCGACGATCGTCTTCACGCCGCCGTCGACGGCGACGGGAATCACGACCGGCGCGGCCCAAGGACCGGGCACGGGCTTCAGCTCGACGTCGACGGCGCCGGGCATTTGAATTCTCGGCCGCCCATTGCTCTGCATGTTCCGTCTCCTCGAGTCTCGTTGGTTGCTCACTTCTTCTCCTCTTCGCCCCAGCGCGCCATTTCGGCCAAGATCAGGCGGATCTTGTGTTCGATTCTCGCCTTGAGTTGATGCCGGGACCTCGCCGGCAGTTCCATTAGGAGCTCGTCGGGCAGGGCTTCCAACCGCTCCTTGATGCGCAACACCCGCAGCGCCATCTCCTGTTCGACCTCGTCTTTGGCGACCAGCAGTCCCTCGCGCTCGTCGTTGGCCAGCTTCAGCTTCCGCGCCTGCTCGCGGGCGATCAGCGCCTTGGCCGTGGCCGTGATCTGCACGACGCTGGTTTGCTTTTCCGCCGCCGCGGCGTCGGCCGGTTTGGCGCCCGGCGCCTTCGGGCTGCCCGTCGTCGCCAGGTAAGCGGCCACCTCCTCGTACTGCCAAGGCCCCTTCGCTCCGCCCGGAAAGCCGGCCCGCAAGATCCATTTCTTGACCGTGTTGAGGCTGACGTCGAACGCCTTCGCCAGCCCCGTCTGCGTCCCGATCGCCGGCGATTCCACTTGTAAAGTTCAATCGATTTGGTAGAATATCGGTGTCTAAGTCGCCCCAAATCAACTATTCGCCGCCCCGGCTCTCTTTGCGCGACTTAGACACTCCGCACGAGTCGGGGCGGCGTCTTTTT